TCCAATTAAATTACTAGCAGGAAATAATTTCGTTGATCTACCGACCGATATTGATTTCATAGAGACAGACCAATCACTTCTTGCTGTCCGTTTTACTATTGATAATATCTTAACTCCTTACAACTTGAGATACATAGACAAAAGGACTTGGAATCAAACTTCATTTTCAGTTACAGGAGGGACAACTACAGTTGCTGCGTTAACAGGAGCAACAGACATTACTTTAGATAGCAACGGAGATTTTCCAGACAGTGCAGCAGGTGTGGCTTATGTTGCAACAACCGCATATACACAAGAAATAATGCAGATTGCATACACCTCTATAAATATAACAACCAATCAACTTTTAGGAGTAACAGGAATTACTAGAGATATTCCATTAGGGACTAGGGTCTGGTCGAGACCCACAATTTCACAGCCTATCTATTACACAGTATATGATGATAAATTGTATTTCGATAGATTGATTCCTGATGCAATGCAAGGCAACAATGTCTACATTGATTACTACAAAAAAGTTGGTGAGGTGACAAGTCTTTCTCAAGAGCTTCCAGAGCACTACAGAGAGATTTACAAATGGTATCTTCGTTATGCAATTAAATATCGTAAAGACAATGATATTACAAGTGACGATCCAGATTTAGTGAAGTTTAATTCTTTGGTTGACGCACTATTTAACAATCTTTATACCGGACAAAGCACAACCATAATCACAAACTAATGTCAATAGTTCATCCCAAATTCAAATCATCTAATAATCCAAATAAAGTAGAAAGGAATTTTTATCAAGTTTGGAGTGAAATGAAAAGACGGTGTAGACATAAAACAAGTGAAAGAAACAATAAGTCTTACTTAGAAAAAGGTATTACTGTTTGTGAAAGATGGGATAACTTTGATTTTTTCTTCTTAGATATGTGGAGTTCGTATATTTTACACAGGAAGTTGAATAATAACAATACAGAGTTGGATCGAGTCAACAATGATAAAGGTTATAGTAAAAGCAATTGTCGTTGGGTGACTAGGTTGGAAAATATGAATAACACTGGCAATGTTAGGAGAATCAAGGGTAAAACTTTGACTGAATGGGCTAATATTTTAAAAGTTAAAAGGGAAGCCCTAGTACAACGAAGCGACAAAGGATGGTCAGATTTAGATGTCATCAGACCATTTAGGAGATACCAAAGACATCCAATTATAACAAGTTAAAAATTAAAAATTTCAGTAGAAGTTAGATTTATCTAATATAATACTGACAATAAAATATATCGCTCACACTAATCCGCTGATTCCTTTAGTTGATATTCAACAACAGGAACAGCCTGACAATACAAGTTCATATCAGTTAGTTACCTTTGGTACCGTAACTGGTGGAACACCTTACGCTGGTGCGACATATGCAAATGTTTTTGCATTAGAGTGCATACTTCAAGATTTAGATGGTTCAGCTGTTTACCAAATGACAGGCACAGTTGCAGTCCCAGCATGGACAGCAATTGGTGCTGGTGCTGCTGGTTCAACTGGCTACACTGGTCCAACTGGTTATACTGGTCCTACTGGCTATACTGGTTATTCAGGAGCTGATTCTTCTGTTACTGGCTATACTGGTCCAACTGGTTATACTGGTCCTACTGGCTATACTGGTTATTCAGGAGCTGATTCTTCTGTTACTGGCTATACTGGTCCAACTGGTTATACTGGTCCTACTGGAATTACTACAGTTGTAAACGAAATTGTTACAACAACTGGTGGTGGCGCTACTGAAAATCTTTCAGCTGGTGACTTCGCTAGTGTTGCTGCTACTGATACAGTTTTTGCTACTTTAGTTAACAACGGTGGAAATGATGTTTCCATTCTATCAGTTGAAGCTAATATCGGTTCTGTTGATGTAACATTTGACGATGATCCTTCAAACGATACAATTCTCAATGTGTTGGTTCTAACTCCTTAGTTTTTCTCTTCCCTACTTATTTTTGCGGATGAGTGGGGGGATAGAAATGCTAAAATAAAATATGCCAAACGTAGATAATATTAAAATACCTTATCCTACAGAGGGAGTTATACGCTCTGCTCAGTTGAGTGATACTATTTGTCCAGAGAATTCTGTTCAACTGGCAATCAATATGCACTTTGATAGAATTGGCTCTATGACAACCAGACTAGGAGTTGCGACTTACGCTGACGACCTGACTGGAAGCGTCACTGCTTTTGGCACTTTAAATATTTTAGGTGGAAATGACAGGCTTTTTGCTCAAGTGGCAGATGATATCTCAGTATGGAATGGGACTGCTTGGACTTCAGTTCGAACTACAACAGTTGAAACAAAAGCTCGATTTAGTCAGTTCTTAAATAGAACTTGGATGGTAAATGGCAACGCAGGAGATGCACCTGAGACCTCTGACGGAGGAGCTTTTGATGATACAGATGTTCCCGCCAGTTTTCCAGCAGCTGATTTTATTGAAGCTGGTTATGGTGGACGAGTTTGGATAGTTGATGCTTCCACTGACATCCTTTATTACACTGACATTGTTCAATCTGTGGATGGAACAAGCTATGTATCTCCATTGACTTTTGATATAACTACAAATTTTATTGCTGAATTTTCTCCTCAAGACGGAGAATCGATTACTGGAATATTCCGTGTCCCAAAAGCCTTACTTCTTTTCAAAGAGAACCACATCTACCGTATTTATAGCACAACAAATGTAGACCCATATCCAGCATATAATGTTGGGACATTTTCTCAAGAATCGATTGTTCAAGGAAAAGACGGTGTTTACTTCCATCACCCTTCTGGATTTTATAAATTTAATTACGACAGTCAACCAACAGAAATATCTCGTAGAATATCTGATGTGGTTAAAGCAATCCCGCGAACCGCCTATCCTAACATAGTCGGTATTTATGATAATTTCGATGCTATTAAATGGTCTTGCGGACCACTTACCTTTGAGGGAGTTGATTACTTAAACTGCCAAGTTCGATATACTATTTCTACAAATGTGTGGACTATCTATGATTTTGCCAGTAATGGAATTACCGCTTTAGTTAGATATGATAATGGTACAACCATAGATCAGATTGTAGGAACCTCCGCAGGATTAGTTGGTAAATTAGATTCAGGCAATACTGATTTTGGTAGTTCAATATACTTTGAAATGATAGATCGTTGGCGTTCTTTTACTGAGATGTATTCGAGTACAAAAACAATTAGAGGAATATCAGCAATAACTGAAAACGGTGGCGGAACTTTATTCCAATATCAAACTCAAAAATCAACTGTAAATAAATGGGAAGACATAGATACAATCGGGGAAGAATATGTATCTTTATTTCCTAATGAAGTAACAGAATATTTTAATTTAATCAGAACTAGAATGGTAGGAAATTCTACCGGAACTCCTATAGTTTTTAATGGCATTGAAATACTTAAAATAAGAGATGAGGGCTTAGAGCACAACTAATATATGAAATTATCAGAGCTTTATTTGGATCGATTCCTATACAGGGACAACAATCAGGATTCTGAAACTAAGGATTCTTCTTTTGTCTCTGCTGATTCATCTGATGCAGAACCAGCTTCTATTCCTTCTGGTGGTGCTGCTGTAGATGTTAATACTGGTAATGTTATGATTGATAGTGCACTAATTCCTTCTACCACTATAAACGTGGGAGACTATGGTTGGACACAGAGCTGTGCTTTTTCTTCTGATGATACTGATACTGTAATTTGGGGTGGAGGAGATTTTATTGATGCTGTTGGAAATTCCTACTCAATTGATGCTGGAACTACTGGTGATATAATAGCCAAAACTTATATTTACTTGTCACTTCTTGAGTCTGAAACAGTTTATCAAAAATCAACAACCTCTTCTGACTCTGTTGGAACAGGAAAAGTTTTAATCGCTGTTGCTAAAAATGAGACAGATGCTGCTACTTATAATTTAGTACAAGCCGAACAGATAGTTGGCGACAATATCTTAGTAAATACTATCGATGCTGGAAAGATTGTTGTTGGATCTTTAATTGTAGGAACTAATGTTGCTATAGGAACTGCTGAAGATGCAGCCGGAGTAACTACCATTGTAGGAAATACAGTTGATACTGGATATGTAAATGCTTTATCCATCACAGCTACTGGTCAAATTACAGCTGGTTCATTACAAGTTATCAATGGAGGGAATACTATTGGTTTTACTCCTGCTGGTGTTAATGCCATATTTGCTGGACCAACAGGTACTCCAACTTTTTATGTAACTCCAGCCGGAGCTTTAACAGCTACTTCGGTAACAATTACTGGAGATGTAACTGCTACTGCTGGTTCTGATTGGACTGGAAATGCTATTGCCTCAGCTTACATAGGTAATTTAGATGCTAGTAAAATAACTACAGGATCACTTTCTGTATCTCGTACAGATGC